ATTCAAACCTTCCAACTCTTCATTGCTGACCAAAGCAAACATAAAGTCAGCTGTCGCTGGCAAACCAAAAGATTCAGAGGTATCTTCAAGTCCTGGATCCGAGTTTGTGAATCCTGAACGAGTTGTTTGAGTGGCTGATACAATAGGAACGTTATACTCAACAGCCAATCCTCTTAACTCTTCTGCAATGCTCTTAATATATGTATAAGAGTTAATACTTCCACCTTGCTTCATTCGTTGACTCGCACAAATATTAAGATAGTCAATGAAGATGATATCAGGTCTAAACTCTCGTTTCAACTTTAGTTCTTCCAGCAATGCACGGAAGTGACCAGAGTGAGCACCTGCAGTTGGATATTCTTTGACAATCAGTTTACCTTTAGTCTTACTTGTAATCTTGGCAATACGATTTTCGTAGATATCCCTGTCGATAACTTTTAGTTCATCCATGGTTAGGTTAAGAAGATTCGCATCAATCCTTTCAGCGATACGCTCTTCTGCCATTTCCATAGTTATGTATAATACATTTTTACCTTGGACTAAACAACCAGCACCCACGTGGCACATAAACAAAGACTTACCAACACCAGTGCCAGCAAGAGCAATGTTAAGTGTTTTCTTTGAGAGTCCACCCTTAGTGATTTTATTGAACATTTCAAGGTCGAATGGGTCGTTGCCGTCAATGATTCTGATTGCTGCGAGTACTCCATTATAAACTGCCCTATCTTTACAAAACTTTTCAGTATGTTCTAACATCCAGTCTTCATTGACTGGTTCCTGACTCAATGTGCCGATAAATTCGCCAAGTTCAGCCAACTCTTTATCATTGAGATCTTTCCTATTGCTTACTTCAATCTGTAGGATTTCTTTGGATGCTGGTTTATTATACTTCGTGAAGAAAGAAACAATCTCGTCTGCGAGGATTACTTCTTTACGATCTGCAAAATATTCTTTCTTGATAAATGGTATTACTTTACGACAATAGTTTTCATCAAATATCAGATTGCTCAGAATCTTTTGTTCTATTCGCATCAATGTCTGTTCCGCCTGTATATGTTAAATTGTTATCTCTGACACCTTCGTGAAGCAACTCAGTTAATATGTCACCAATGTATTTCTCAAATGGTGCTTTATCTGATAGTGCTTTATCTGCCCAATCAAGAACTTCATATTCAAAATGTATGGTGGCAATTTCTTCGTCTTCACCAATAGTAACCTTACCGTAAGTATACATTATACCTGAAAATGGTTCTTCTGTCAACTTAATTGCTTGAAGATCGTTGTGTTTGTTTTCCATTACAACATAAGGTTTATTCATCTTCAAACTCTAATTCCTCCAATGCTTTATCAAGATCGTCTGCTTGAATCATATCACCTTGACCCATTGAATATTTGTTCTTGACATAGTCATAGAATGTTTTATCTGTAAGAAGTGGTAACCAGAACTCTTTGGTTTCAGTATCTTTCAAACGATATTTCTTTTCTTCTACTTCCCCAGTAGCTGGATCACATTTTGCATACCAACCATTGGATGGTTTGACCACATGTTTGGACTCAAGAGCAATATCAAGCAAACCACTCCACTTACTAAGACCACCATCAAAAGATACGCTAACAGGTATCTTAGATTTTTCTTTAACATATCGACTCTTCTCAACATTAATAATAAAATTATAACCAGTCAATTCTGTTCCTTCTTTCTCTTGCTGACGACCAAGAATGAAGATGTTATCAGCTGAGTAATAAGAACCAGTTCCACCACCAACGATATCCTTTGGATATAATCCGATCTCTTTATATGTATGATTCACTACAACGAGTGGAATATCTTTCATTGATAGATGAGGTGTTACCATACGGAACAAACTCTTCATTTGTTTTGCACGACTCATATCAGCAACTGCTTTCTGGTCTAGTGCATCTTCTACTTCTTTCTTGGAAGCCAGATTACCGATAGAGTCAATGACAATAATCAAATGATCACCACGCTCTACAGTAGACAACTGTTGCATAATATCAAACTTTAATTGTTCAACATCTGTCACAGGAGTATGAAGCACACGCTTAGTATCAATACCAAATGTATCGAAGTAAGACTGTGGAGTACCGAACTCTGAATCATAGAACAACAATGCTGCATCTTCATACTTGTCCAAATACGACTTAGCCATTAACAAAGAGAATGCAGTTTTAAAGTGTTTGGATGGACCAGCCCACATTGTCAATCCTGGAACTAATCCACCATCAAGACGACCAGACAAAGCCACATTGATGATTGGAATTGAAGTAGGAATCATATCCTTCTTAGCGAAGAACTTAGACTGCGCAAGAATTGCGGAGTCTTTGATTGTGCTGTTCTTTTTGATTTTATCTAGTATGCTCATATTAACCTTTCAGGAATTCTAATAATTTTTCTTCAGTTAGTAAACCAACATTTCGTTTCATTTCTTGATTCTTATCATCAACCAAAACAAGAGTTGGAACAGATCGAATTTTATATTCTTGTGCCATCATCATTTCATTATCGATATCGTATGATTCAATTGGAATATCAATCTTGTCTTTTGCATTATTGATAATCATTGTAAGTCCTTTGCATGGACCACACCACTCGGCATAAAATTTTAACAGTTTCATTTATATCTCCTATTATACATTAACTTTTATTGCAAGGCAACTATGGATTGTTCTTGGAATGTGGAACATCAAACACAAATGTAATTCTAATTACATCACCAACATTTTGTGCACCATGGGACAGTTTATTGTTAAACCAGATTAAATCTCCAGCCTCAATTCTTACAGTTTCTCCACCCACAGTATAATCATATGCACCTTGTATTGCAAGATGATATCTGTCTCTGGTTTGATAGTATGTTCCAATATCAACATGGTGCCCAACCATTCCACCAATTGGTAATGAAAGGAATCCACATCTATCAAATTTCTTAAAGTTGCGTTTTAAGAATCCAACAATCTCTGTATGTCTATGGTATGCTGGTGTTTCAACAGAGTATTCACTGTCACCCACGAATTGATTTATGTCGGCAATAGTTCCAATCTTTAATTGAAGTGCACCAACATTCATTGCAGAGAATCCATATTCATCAACCAGATCATGAACACCTTCTATTTTCTTTTGTCCACCCCAGTCCTCTGGATACTGATGCAACTGTTTCAATATTTTAGAAACATTGATACCTCTTTTAATAACTCTAATATTAGCCAAAGAAATCCTCCAATGAACTTTCTTCTTGTGTCTTCCAACCTAGTGGTTCAATGACAATCTGTAATGCATCAAGGAATACCTTCTCAAACATCTTGTCATAATCTATGTATGTTTCTAATTTAAACTCTTTTGGCAGAACCTGCGGAAATGCAATCACATCTTCTTGGAAAGGATTCGGTGTACGAACATACACGAACTTAATCTTATCTCCATCACGGATTGGTTGATACTTCTTCTCAATACCCATACGTCTGCAGTGATGATTGAATAGCAATGCACCACGAACATGGATTGGTGTTCCCTTTGTATAAATCGGACTGCCTGCATACTGCTTCAATCCATTCACACCTCTTGGGAAAGCAATCTCTTGAATCGGTAATTTATCAAACTCTTTTCTAAACTCCATAACATATGTATGTAGATCTTTTTGATCCCCTGCAAGGATAACTTGAAGCGAATCACGCAACTTGTCACGAATAACTGCAGGTGTAGATGACTTGACCATCTCAAGACCCATAACTTTGATCTTAGGTTTCGCAAACTGAACTCCTTCCGAGTTGTGAACATTAATGACATATCGTTTCTTAGCAGTCCAGATGGCTTTGTCGGCAAGAACTTCTCGCTTCATGACCATCTTCTGCGAATACGCATTCATGTAATCTGATAGTTCGGTGTAGCCTTGATCAATGAATGGTTGGAAAACATCTTCGCAGATCTTATCCATATACTTAATCTTGCCAGTGGTATCTTTACCTTCGCAAACTTTCTCAATGAGTTCTTCCAATGTCAGATAGATTGAGTCAGTGTCAATGGCAATAACGAAATCTTTACCCTCTGTCTTGAGAGTCTTGTTGAGGAATGCATTCAACTTGTTCGCCATCCAACGAATGGATAACTGACCAGAAGTGGTAATACCTTCTGCCATTCTAATATCAAAGTAGCGGAAGTACTGATTACCCATCGCACCATAAGCAGAGTTCAAAGCAATCTTCATCGCCATCTGCAGGTTATTCAATCGACTGATATCTTTTAGCAAATGCGACTTGGACTTATCGTTTTGATATTCCTGTTCAATCTTCAACATCTGTTTCTTAAACTTGGAACGATTCGCATACATTTCTTCCATCAACTCAGGCATGAACCCTTTGATGTCTTTGCGATACGTCCAACCATTCGCAGTCATGGCAAGGTCTCTGCGTTTCAGATAGTCTGTATCAATCTCTTTGTTGAGCAACTTGTCAACAGTCACTGACAACTTCTCGGATGTTAGAGTTTCTGGACTGATGTTATACTGCATAATCAAGTGAGGATACAGCGAGTTCAAGTCAAAGGAAACAACCCACTTATGCATACCAATCATCGGATCTTTGACATAAGCACCTTCGAACTGCGCATCTTTACCAGAGTATGCCTTCGCTGGAATGACAATACCTTTCTTACGCAGGTGATTGTAAATGATAGTGTCCCACATACGAACCTGTGAGTAAACATCTTCAGGATTAATCTTGGCATTATATGCCATGGTCAGATGCAATTCAAGCAGACGCATCTTGTCTTCGAGTTTGTCAACCAACTCTACGTCATGAATGTTATACTCAACAAAGTCTGTCCAGTAGTTTGTATAGAAATCTTTGAAGTCATTTCCTGGATTCTCTTTCTTCGCATCACCTAGTTCTTCACCAGCAATGTAATCCAAACGATATGACTCTTGTTTAGTATATGTATATTTCTTGTAGAGTTCGAGATAATCCAGCTGGGAAATACCTAGAATGTCGTAGTGAATCTCTTCATTACCCTTAATGAAAGTCTTGCGTTGATTGACATAACCCCAAGGACTAATCTTGTTGGCAAATGTATCACCCAACTCTCGCTGAATGCGATGGATTAAGTAAACATTATCGAAGAAGTCTGTGTTCCAACCAGTGATGACATCTGGATAGTTACCTTGCCACCAAATCATAAACTCTTTGAGCATGTGTTGTTCGTCACGACAGTTGACCATCGTAACATCTGGACGAGTAGATTTATACTCACCATACTTCGTTTGGGCAAATGTAATAATGTTTTTGGATTGAAGATCCTTGACAGTAATCAGCAGAACTTCTTCATTGGCAGACTTGATATCTGGGAATCCATTCTCAGTTTCAGTCTCAATGTCGATTGTGAATACTTTAATCTGTTCCATATCCCAGTTGACATCGTCTTCGTAAGTGTCACTGATGTATTGATATGCGTAGTTGGTGTTACCGTAAACTGGGAATCCCTCAACACCATCATAGCGTTTGAGAAAGTCTCGAGTCTCACGGATACCTCCAGGTTTTATTTCATCGACATAGGTATCTTCAAGAGTCTTCCATTTACTTGGCTCTTTAGAAGTGACAAAAAGCGTAGGATAGAAATCTACCTTACGCTGATATTGTCTGCCATTCTGATAACCTCTAACGAGGATCTTGTCGCCCACTGGGTGGACGCTTGTGTAAAATTCCATTAAACTTGTTTTCCATACATAAGTTGCATTGCATCAAGTGCGCAGTCGTGGACAGGATGGTGCTTGATAACTTCGTGTCGTTTGAACAACGGATGATCTACTTCTACATAGCCATTCGTAGTTCCAAACATAATGTCAACTGCTGTTCTGACATCTCTCCACATATTATACCCTGTAATTTCTTGCAAGCCAAATTTAACAGCAAGGGAATCAATTGCCATCTGGTCTAACGAACCTCGTGCCCACATTGTTTGTTTGTCTGAGTTTGGGAATTGCAACATATATTCATAGAACTTTTGCATTCCATTTTCCACAGTCATGTCTTCACGAGATGGATCAAGTGAAGTCTTGCGAACATATTCGTGTTGTGCTTTCCACCACTCAAGTGTAGACTTTGATGCAGTACGACCAACACCCATCTGTTCCTTGACATCGAACTTTACAAAACATGCATTGTCCAATAAGTCTTGATAGGTTGGTCGTTTCTCTGGATCAAAGTGAACCATAGCTGCAGAAAGAACCACACAATTGGATTCTACTCCCAGCGTTTCCACATCGAACATGAACATTAGAATCCTCTGCCTTGTCCCTCTTTGGTGAAGAATGCATTAATCTTTTGGTCTTTAGTCCAACCATTAGTATAATCATTATCTTCATCACAAAGAATCAATGCTTCTTCTTCGGTAAGAACACGATGTGATGTAATCACTTCTGGGAGTGCCAATTGAGAAAACTCTTTTGCGTCTTCCATTGTTACATCATCCATGGCATACTCTGGATTAGTTGCTGGTGCTTCAACCATGTAACGCATGCGATATGATTGAATCGCTTCAACCATTACCCACACTGAACCTTCTTTTAGTTTACTTGGTGATTCTAATTCTTCAATACGAGCAGTTAATACGCTAACAGCAGTATTGAAATGACCAGTACCCTCACTGTACGGATCGTAACGATCAAGCAAAACCTGTCGTTCTTGTTTCAACATATCAATATATTCTTTACTCATCATTATCGCCTTTCATTGCTAATGCTTTACTCAAAGATTTCTGCGCATGACGCAGACCAAATTCCATCTCATTCTTTTGTGCTCTCAATACATGTATTTCACGATAGTTTTTTTGACATTGTTCATATAATTCTGTGGTATCTTTCTTAAGCATCTCAACCCAAGTAGTAACTTTATGAATTGTTACCCATGAACCATCTGCTAGTTTAGTATGTCCGTCACGAATACGAAATTCGTCAGTCCATCGTTCACCTTCTTTATAAGATGGCATTGGTTCAAACAAAAACAATTCTTGTTGTTCTAGTTTCTGGAAAAGAACATCAAAGTTCTTTTCCATATTTTCTTTACTATAAAACATTATTCATCTCCATTATCAGATACATACTCTTCATCTTTACCATACATCTCAGCATGGATGTCGCAAAGAGTTTGATGCCAACCATCAGTGTATCGTTTTCCTGGAGCACCACATTGTTCGCATGTACGATAACTCATAGACTCTGCAAAAGAAATATACTGATAGTGTTTATCAGTTGCTGCCTGAACATAGAATCGAAGTCCACCGAACTTCTCTTTCACTTGAACAGCAACTGGAACCTTACTTGCTTCTTCGTCCATAATTTGTTTGCGGAGATCAATTTCTCCCTGAGTGATAGTATCACCAGATGTATTACCATACATCTTCTCACCAACTCGATCTTTGATAAAATCATATCGACTCTTGGCTGAATAATATTCACTACACAATTTACCACAAAGAACATCGATGATGTTATACCATCCATCACCACATTCTAATCCCCAACACATCGCTGTGTGTTGCATATTCCCATTACGATCTCGAAAGATCAGAGGATATCGTGCACATAGTGCTTCGTCTAATTCTTTTCTCACGACAATTCCCTACTGATTTGTACTTGCCAAAACCTATACAGTTCTTCATATGCTCGGAGGACTTCATCAGGTAACTTAGTACCCTTAGCAATTTCTTCTTCAATTGCTCTTCCAAGAGCACGACCCAATCTAATTTCTTCAATATCAAACATATTAACTCCAAGTCCTATGGTTTTCTGCTACATGTTCAAGTCCATCGTATTCATCGATGTGCCACTCAACATCATCTGGAATATCAACGATGGCTAATTCTGATGCCCAACCCCATGACTCTTTACCCAGTTCTTCAATCACTGCAATCAAATCTGGATCATTACGTTGTTCATAGAACTCATACTCGCTTAGGTATGTCGCATCAGATTGTGGACTACCTGCTTTGTAGTAGTCTGAATCGTTTCCACGAATTGGCCATTTAGCTGGCACTTTGTCGAATGCAATACCCTTAAGAGTCAGCAATTTCTCGAATGCTTCATTCGAAATACCAAATCCACCAAAGCAACGATTAATTGCTACTTTCATATCATTCTCCAATAGTAATTTTAAACATCCCATTAATGATTTTTTCTTTCATCATCTCTGGAACAGACAGATGAGGTTGTTCTAAAACAAAAGGACAACCACCACCACCCCAAGACCAATTCTTAAAGAATTTCTTGGCTATCATCATGTCTTCTTTAGACTTTACACTAAAGATGCGTTTGGGTTTAATATTAAGATCTAAAATCATTTTATTACCTTTGAATTATCTGCAACATCTTTGTCGTCACGTAGTTCAATGAACACTGGAAGGAACAAAGATTCTTCTCCAGTTTTGTTCTTGATTCTAGCATTATACTTCACTGCCACGATTTTGTCAACTAAATTTTCTTTCCAATATTGCTTTCTATGTGCATCTGTAAAACCAGATCCTACATTTACCTTTACAACTCCATCTGCGGATTCACAGATAATTGCACCAAGCATTCCTACTGCTTTACCTTTACCTTCTTCGACTGCAACAATCTTAAGATCGCATTCCAATTCACCTTTGAATTTAATCTGAGTCTTGCTTCGTTTGTCTTCCCATTCACCACTACCATCTTTGAGGATGATACCTTCGTATCCATCTGCAAGATAACCTTGGAAAATGTCTTGTGCTTCTTCCAGAGTTTGGACAATGGTAGATGTCACAGTCCAAATCTTTTTACCTTCGGATTTTTGTTTGTTTACAATTTGTTCTAAAGTCGAGAATCGTTTTGAATATGGAGTCAAACAATATCCATCAACGAATGACACATAAGGAATTAAATCCCAAACAGTGGCATGAACCATTGATGCTTCTTCAGCAGAGATTGTACCCTTGTTTGCTTTGTTGAGAATACCATTACCAGTCTGCCTATCAGCAAATTGGTGGTCGCCATCCAACATTACAAGCAATTCCCCATCAAAGACACAATCAATTGAACCTGCCAATGCAGCGAATTCTTTCTCAAGATTACCCAGCAGATGAATCTGTTTACCATTTCTGCTACGGAATTCTACCTTACCATCACGGACAATTGCGTTGAATCGCATACCATCCATCTTCATTTGAGCATATGCAGGATAGTTGATCTTATCAACCAACTTCTGTTCGAATGGACTACATAACATGCATGGGTATTCAGGAATCAAATGAGACCAGACTTTGTTGGCAGTCGATACATCAACACCACACTTCAAATCTTTCTGAATGATTCTCTCCAATACCTTAGCATCATCGGCTGATACGGATGAGAGAAGCATACGGAGATATTCAATTGCTGCATTACCAGTCACGACTCTTTCTTTCAAGTCATACAATGCAAGCATGGCTTGATCTAGACTTGTTTGTTTCGAGTCAGTGGTGTACTCAGGAATCTTTCGTTGATAGAATTGAGTAAATGGATCCAGTGCTAGCCGAATTACCTCACGCAGAGTTTCGTTATCGCTGTGTGCGTTTAATTGGTCGATCTTGAAATTGCGTGAGGCATTTTCAGCAAGACTGTTTAGAAAATCATTTATGTTCATTCATCACTCCATCAATATGTTTACACTTACCATGATATTTAAAACCGATGCAACTACAGACCATACCATTTTCTGATTCTTCTACGGTATATACGTGGTCTTTGCTACCTTTGATATGCCAAATTTTATTTGTTGGCTCTTGTCCCTTGAAGTACATGTTGCGTTTGATAACTTTGAATTTACGATAGCGTGTATCAAAACGAATCGGATTCTTGAACATCATGAAGTCTTTGGGGTTATTCTTTTTGAAATAACCGAAAATCTTTTCCATGTTTTCGGATAGGATGTAGGTATGGTTACAGTCCATACCATCTTCCCATTTAGTAATTTCTCTTGCGAGAATCATGCTACTTCCATTTCTTTGAAGTAGCCATATGGCAGACCCTGCGTAAAGCAGAAGTACTCGAAGTCGCCATTAGCACCCTCAGCATCCATAAGCCAAGCGATAACACGCTGACGATTAGTACCAGTGTGCATAAGATTAGTCACACGATCTTCGAAGCGAACAATTGCTTCGGCTTCTGCTGCTTCTTCTTGGATGCGATTCTCTTCGCACACACGAGCAAAAATAGCGAACTCACGATCGAAGTCCTCGAGTGTCCAGTCACTGACATCGTTACGTGGACGGAATCCATAAGCATCTTTGTGAAAATCAGAGTAAGTACACTGGGCTTGTTCCAACGCAGTCATTTCTTCCCAAGATTTAAATTCA